CTTCTATTTCGGCTTCACTTACTGTACCGAATGACCATTTGTAATTTGGTATGTCCTCTGTTTGTAAATATTTTTGAACGTCAAAATTTGGACAAGTCTTGTCAGGATTAATTTCGTAATGACCAACTATTCTTGCATCAGGATATTTAACTACCCACTCCGATAATAATTTGTGTAAACTTTCCCACTGTTCCCCAGTAAAATTATCTTCGTTTTTATTATCTTCTGATAAGCCGCCAACTAAACAAACACTGGTGCTTTCATCATTAATTTCTACTGCATGTGCTTGGTATTCATCGTCTAATCTACCTTGTTCAATAACTCCGTCTCTTTTAATAACTCTGGCATAACCGATTTTTAACCAACCCCTCTCTCTGTGCCATCTATCAATTACCTTCGCATCAACTTTCATTGATGGTTTTGATAATGAACAATGAATAACTATCCAATTAGTTTTACTTCTTGGCATCTTGTATCTCCTTAAGCCATTCTTCTGGGAATGATTTCTTGGTTGTAGCAATGCAGTGATATTTGAAACCAAATAATTCACACCACTTGCCGTAGGTTGTTTGTGATTTTTTTCCAATCTTTGTTTTAGAATTTGAAAAGATAAATCTTAAATCTAACTCTGGGTGTTGTTGTTTAATTAATTTATGTTTTTTTCTATCAGCAGAATTGAAAGCACCTTTGGTTTCTATAAGAATGTCTGAACATGGAAAATCAACTGTGTAAGTTTTTTTCTGTTCAGGCATAGAGTAAGTAATCTTCTTACCCTCATAAACAAACTTAACCTGTTTATCTGTAAGGTAATTATAGACTACTTCCTCTAAACCAGATTTCAAAGTTACAGATTTAGAAATCTGTATTCGTTTGAACTGTTTGTACTTCATTATTATTTGATTGAACTTTTTCAGTTACATAACCTTCTTCTTCTTTAAGAAGATTGTCTGCACTGTTTTTAGAAACAAGCTCAATAACTTGAACCATTTTTAATCTAGCACTCACTCCAGCTCCAACTAATGGAGAGTTGTAAGGTATTAAATCAAAAACACATTTGCACATAGAACCGCTACCAATATATGTATCTACTGATATTGGATTTTTCTTTGCATCAACAACGATTGGTCTTTGTTGAAATGGTTGCTTTGTTTTTTTATTAACCCCACTAGCTTTAAGTTTCATTTTCATTATTAGAAAATCGCCTTCAACAGTGTAAGGTTTATTAGCTAACTTTAATTTTTTACCTTTGGCTTCTTTTTCAAAGTTAGCCAGACAGTCACCTAAAAATGTATCAATATCTGACATTAATTTTGGTGCGTCTTGTTTTTTTATTTTTAAGGTAATCCTGTATTCACCAAGCTCATTAAACTTTGTATCGGGTTTCATAAGTCTTGGATAAACTGCTTCTCCTACAGGTGTTACCATAGTTTTTGCTTCAATCATTATTACTCCTTGATTGTTTGTTGTATCTATAAGTGCAACCTAATCTATCCACTTGTGAATAGACGACTGCTTAAATACAAAAGAACTGTGAGTTCTTAACATCTTCCAAATTAAGATTTCCTTTAACAGGTAATGATGGAAACTTTTTTTGGTTTTTTGGAGAAAGCATTGCATACATTTCATCTGCCCACATTTTTAAGACATCTTTTCTGTAGATTTCACAGAAGCTATCTCTAATCGCTTTAGCCATAATTTGTGTATCAGGTGCAACAACTCCAAAACTGTCATGGATAACACAAAAATTATCTATGCCATTTTGATGACCTTTAACTACAGCTAATTGTAATACTGCGGCATCTAATGAATGAATCCAATTTGGACATATTGCTTGAGACGTTTTACGTTTATCAATTTTTTCAGTTCCATATTGGTAAGATAACATCAAAATACTATCACCCATTTGCGTTTTAACTCTTTTGCTTTGCATTGAATAACAAGCCATTTGCACAGGAAAGTTAAGTGGAGTTGTCCAGTTAATAGGTAAGTTTTCTGAAGCAACTAAAGCAGAAACATCTTTTAAAAATTTCATAATGTCTCTAGCTCCTTTAATTACATCATAGATACTCTCCCAAACTATAGGAGTTAAATATTTTGTAGCTTCAAATAAATCATCACCAAAACTATGGGGAATGTTTTTTTCATTTAACTGCTGATTAACATGTTCAGCTAAATATAATCTGCAACTATATCTAGTTAAACTGTAAGGCAAACACATCACAGGTTTTTTACATAGTCGTCTATCTATTCCATAAGCTAACCATTTTTTAGCTAACTCATCAGTTCTTAATTTGAGTTTTTCAATAACTTTATCTGCAACCATTGCATAAACATCATTTGGTTTTTCAGTTGGAATTAAATTAGTTGCAAATCCCCCAACTTCATCACGCATCATTGCAGAGTAATGTTGTAAACCTGAATTAGAACAATCTGCTTGTATAGGTAAAGTAGTTATAAAATCTGCATCATAATCTGTATCTGCAAAATCTTTATACTCCATGCACCAAGCTAAAAATTGACAAGGTTTATCCGCCTGTTGCCACCACTTTTCATCAAAAGGAGATTTAGCAACTGCTAATATTTTTTGTTCATTCTTTTCAATCCATTGAACTCTGTTACCAATACTTTCTTTATCAACTTCTCCATATAAGTTAGCACCAGCTATTGCGAAATATCCAAAGCTGTCATCACTTCCCATACGTTTTCCATATCTAAATTTTAATAATCCTTTTGCATAATCAGCTCCTTGAAAATGCAACATTGCAGGTTTAGGATAAATTCTTCCTCTGCTATCTAATTGCAATGGATTACAAAAATATTCATATTGAGAAAGAAGTTCAGCTTCAGCTTTAATTCTTGCTACTTGAATATGTTTAGATTTATTTTTAGCTTGTCGTTCATAAACCTTTGAAGCCATTCTTTTCCATTTTATTAATGCTTCTTTATTAGTTGCAATATCAACTGGTTTAGGTGGCAGTTCTATGCTGTGAGGATTAATAGGTAACTTTCCAAATTGTAATCCTTCATTAACGCATTTATTAAAGATTGCTTGAACAGGTTTATTAATAACCCATTCTGTTTTTTGTAAGATATTTACTGAATTAACAACATCAGGCATCTCGTGAAACCTGTTTTTTAATTCCTCTAAAAATCTTCTATTTGTGCTTTTTACGAAGTTGTAGTGCATTTGCTATGTCCTCTGGTTTATTAGTTTGATTATATTTTCTTCCGTAGTACCCACCTGAAAATGGACTAGTCCAATCCATTGGTGGCATTAACATTGGTAAGAAAGTTGGGTGTAATGCTTCGTTGCGGATATTAAAATTTTTAATCTCCTCAAGAAGTTTGTCTGTGGCTACGATAAAACATACAGTCCTATTTTTTGCTGTACGTCTGTTTTCATGGGTAACTAACCCTAGCTTTTCAAAGTATTCTATTACTTTAACTCCTAAATGAAGTTTGTCCGCAGACTTCCAATCATCAAAGTCGAGCTTATTTTTATTCATAAAATAAACCCAAACATTGCGTTTATATCTGTATTTATTTTTATCTATTTTAGAACTTTGAGAGTTTAGTTTACGTTGTACCTGCTCATATTTGTCAGGCATCTTATCGTTAAACAAAGTTATTCTAGCTTCCATCATTAAAGCATTGCTAATATTCATAGCTAACTCATTAATGGTTACAGCTCTTGAGATGCCATCTATGACATTCTTGATAGAGATATAACTAACAACTCGCCAAATATCTGATGAGTTATCAAGGAAGATACCTTCATTAAAATGCCTTTTAGACAAACACTGGCATAGTAATTTTAACGAAGTTTGCTTAACCCCTGCTGTTCCTGACATACAGGTTTTAACATCGTTATCTATAAGCCCTGATAATGCCTTTATGTATTTTTGACCAAATACAATTCCATAAAGTGTTGTGCTTTCTTGACCTTTGGCTTTGGCATCATTGATAGATTTATTATATCTTTCAACACCACCCCTTATCATCTGCTCCTCAAACTCAAGCTCTTGGGTGATTAATTTTACGTAGTCGGCATGATTTTTATACTTTCCGCCTACTCCTACTTTTACAAGGTTTTCTAGAAGTTCCTTGAACTTTTCATCAGTGGACATAATGTGAACATTTTGAACCACCTGTGGATTTCGTTGCAAACACTGTTCTTGTTATGTTTGCAGATGTTTGCAAGACTAGCCACAAGTGGATAATTGTGATTTTATGAAAAGTTAGCGAGGAATAACAATAATAATCGCTGTAATTCCACCTGTGAATGACTGTGAATAATTTCCTAAGACTGGCGTGTCTACCGTTCCACCACTCCCGCTTTAATATTAATTAAATTTCGAATGGCGAATATAGCTATATTATTAAATGCTTTCTAGGATTTATTTATAAAATATAAGATGC